AAATGATGTTTTTTGTGCTGATGTAAATAAAAATAATGAATGCAAAGATTTTACACCTAGTTTGTGGTGTTTGTTCCGTCCTTTTTTAGATTTGTTAGATAAATTATTTTAAATAAAGTGTAAAATATTAAAATATATTTGACATGATATATAAAAAATGATATTATAAAGTATAAGTTAAACAAATAAATGAGGAGATTAGAGATGAGTGATATAACAATAAATATTTTAGATCCAAACTTTGAGAGAGCAATTAGAAGGAGATTAAGAAGATCGGTAGGAGCTATTTATCAAAGTGAATTAAAAAGAATTAAAGAATTAGATGTGTCTTATTTGGATATTAAAAGTTTACAAGGTTTAGAACATTTTACCAATTTAGAAATTCTTTATTGTGAATATAATCATCTAACAAGTCTAGACATATCAAAGAATGTTTATTTGAGAATACTTTGGTGTTCAAATAACCAATTAACAAGCCTTGACATATCAAATAATGTTGATTTGGCTACTCTTGATTGTGATAGGTGTGTAAAACTAATAAAAAAGGACGGTGAATAAAAATGAATAAACAAATAATAAGTATACACGATCCTAATTTTGAACAAGCGATTAGAAGGGTGGTAAATAAGCCGTTTGAAAACATTTATCAAAGCGATTTAGAGCAAATTAAAGATTTAGGTGTAAGATGTTTACGTATCAAAAGTTTACAGGGTATAGAATATTTTACTAATTTAGAGGTTCTTGATTGTTCTTTTAACCAATTAACGAACCTAGATGTATCGAAGAATGTTAATCTGGCAAAGCTTTATTGTTCTAATAGCCAGCTAACGAGCCTTGACATATCGAAAAATGTTAATCTAACAACGCTTTATTGTTCTGAAAACCAACTAACGAGTTTGGATTTATCAAAGAATGTTAAGCTGATAGCGCTTTATTGTAGTAAAGCTATAAAATTGATAAGAAGTAAGGACGGTGAATAAAAATGAAATTAAAAGACAATATATGGGCTTATGCTAAAAGATTTGAAAGGTTTTTTCAAACTGGTGAAACTGGGTTTAACTTTTCAGAAAAAGAAAAAAAGTACTTGGAAGAGCAGCGATCTATTGCTCGAAAAAAAATAACTGATCCGTCACTAGGTGATGATCATCAAGATCAGTATCGTTTATTTTTTATTAGAGAGGATCTTCATAATGTGTATTCATTATTGTTAGATGATTTTATGCTTTTTAAAAATGCTATACTGCTACATCATATCGGTGAAGAGATGAAAAATAGTAAAATAGAATATTATAATGAAGCTGATCAAAGAGCTTTATTAAATCTCGATGAAAAAGTAGCAAAGACTATTTTAAAAAAGTTGTATTATTATATTAACGCTGGTATTGGTTTTCGTGGATTGGGGGGCTAGCGTGTGTCCTTTTTGTATATGGCGGCGTGATGAAGATATAAACGATACCACGCTGGATTCTTGTGTATATCATGCTATAAATTGTGATGATTGTACCTGTATGGTCGATCGTATAACTATGCTACTATTAAATAAGAGTAATAAAACGATAGATCTTGGTGCTATATTACCTAACGCTATGTACAAAAAGTTTTTCGAAGATAGGAATATAAATTCAGAGGGGGATCTTACATGAGTGTTAAAAGATATTGTAAACTGCAAAAATATGAGGATGTGCCTTTATGCACTAAGGATCTCTGTGCAAAATATAAAGCAAGAAATAAAAGAGCTGGGATTTGTTATTATTCTGAACGCTATCCGTCTTTTAATACAGATGAAGAGGAAAGGCAGGTATTAAATGATCGTTATTATGCTAAGGAGGAATGGGAATGATAAATAGTAAAAGAGAACGCGCGTTATTAAAAGTTGGTGGGTTGATACGAAAATATAGTTTATCTGTTATGGCAAATGTTATAATAGATGTAAACAATCATACTTTTACAAGCAATGATCCTAAAAAGGCGATAATACAACCTGTTTTTTTAGATGCAGTATTTATAGAATCTAACATTTTAAAAGGTCGAGATTATGCTAGGGAGGAGGGATTACACAGTAGTAAATGCTGAGTTGCGTATGTTTCTTGATTATGCGCTTTTATATAGGAAAAGAAGAAGAGATGTCTGAAAAGTCTTATAGTTATTTTTTTGATAGAGCTGTTATTAGATTAAAAAAACAATGTTTGGAGGAAGTGTAAAGATGGTTTTTTGTAATAATTGTAAGTTTGTAAAATCGAGAGAAGGTCTGTCGTTTTATTACAATTTCCATGTGTGTGGATTTGACAAAAAAATAGTAAAAACTATACAATATGATTATTTCTCAGCTAAATACGTAAAGGAATTTGTAGAATGTGGTATTAAAAATAAAGATAATGATTGTAATGATTTTAAGCCTAATTTTAAGTATTTTTTTGGTGCGATTTATAATACTATTTTACTACGTTTTTCAAAAGATATAAAGATAGTCAAAATTATAAAATAAAAGGGGGTTATTATTATGTTATATTTATTAAAAGATGTTTTTTGTTGTGTTAAATGTGGGAAAGAATTTGAAGTGTCAGATGATGATTTGGATATTCTTCTTGATCGTGACGGCGATTCGTCTGGTGTTTGTAAGAAGTGTAAAAATTGTGGTCGTAGGAATGAAATTTATGTAAAAAAATTAACTCTTGAATTAGATATAAGGGAGGATTAAAATGGAATTAAAAAAGATTTGTAGAGGTTCTTATATATTTGGTACTGCCTGCGGTGCGTGTGAACGGTGTTTTGAAGAGGCAAGTCATTTATTAAAATTTTCTAATAGGGCTAATCTGTCCTTAGATGATAAATATTCTATATATTATTTAAAGGACGATAATCAAGAATCAACAAAATCACCTTTTATTTTAATGTTAGATGCTTTGATTATTGACCCATCTTTGACTGATGAAGAAAAAATAAAATACCTAAGAGGAATTGCAGAGCAATTAAACATTAGATGTAAAGGTCTTGAAAACGGGAAAAGATACGCCGAAAGTATTTTGTATGAAGGTCGAATTCATGGACAGTGGTAAAAACTAAATAAAAAGGAGGTATAAAGATGGTGTGTAAATGTAGTCATGTCTTGTGTACGAAATGTAAAAAGGAGTTAATTGATGGCACGCAAACATTAGCGACTTTTTTTGCTAATAGTTATGGTTTAAAGGATGATATTTGTGTCGCTATAAAGTGTCCTGATTGTTCACACAAAAATATTATAAAACTTGATGAAATTACTGTAAAATTAACGGTTATAAAATAAAAGGAGGTTATTATTATGTTATATGAATCTAAAAGTCTTGAATGTGCTGGGTGTGGGGGAAAAATTAAAATATCAGAGGCTGATTTGCAATTTATTCTTGATAACGAGTTATATAATGATGATGGGTCAATCGGGAAAATATGCCTTAATTGTGGTTATGAAAATGAAATTTATGTAAAAAATTAACTTTTGAATTGGATGTAAGAGAATAAAAATATAAAATAGAAGGGGATTGTGTATGAGCACAGATTTATCCATAAATATTTTCAATACTTTTTCTAATAGGGCTGATCTGTCCTTAGATGATAAGTATTCTATATATTATTTAAAAGCTGATGATCAAGAATCAACAAAATCACCTTTTATTTTAATGTTAGATGCTTTGATTATTGACCCATCTTTGACTGATGAAGAAAAAATAAAATACCTAAGAGGAATTGCAGAGCAGCTTAATATTAAATGTATAGATCTTAAGAATGAAAAAAAGTACGTCGAAAGTATTTTGTATGATGGTCAAATTCATGGACAGTGGTGAAAACTAAATAAAAGGATGTGGTTATGTTAATAAATAAAGATTTACTTGTATATTTTGCAAGAGAATATTTAAAAAGCAATTTAAGGTATTGCACAGAACAAGAGCAACTATTGTTTAAAAAAATGTATGTGCATGGAAATTTAGACAAGGGGTTGGATCAAGTAGTGGACACTATGCCAATAGCACGATTATCTATTGCTGTGCAAGAAGTGGCAAGAATAATTGAAAAAAAGATAAAAGGATTAAAATATGAATAAGGTAGAATCGACAGGGTATAAAAGTAAAGATAATTTGATAAAGTTTTTAAAGCATTGGGGTGTGTTTACAAAAACTACACGTATAAGAAAAAGTGATCTTGGATTGACAGATAAAGACAAAGTATTTAAAGTGCTTAAAGTTAAATCATACAATTGGGGTATATGGTCTGTTTTGGGTAAAAAATCAAATAAATAATTTTATCGATTTTATTTTTACCGAATATCCTAATCATAATAATATTTATTTAGCAGTGAATTGGTCGGATTGTCGCCGTAGACGTGTATATGCAAGAGGTTTAAAGGATCTCGGATTTAAATTTAGTTTTATACATGGGAGGAAAATTTTAATAAAAAAACTAGGAAAATAAACTTTTCACTAGAAAAAATAAATCTATTTCATATAAATAATTAAAAAATAACACTAAAAACCCTAACATTTATCTTGTTTTTTTAAGTTTTTTCGTTTATAATACAAAAAGGTATAAAAAATGGGAAGACCGAAAAAAATAAAAATAGCATTAGATAAAAAAGAAAAGAAATTATTCATGTCATACATGGATATTAAGAAAATGACACCCTTTCTTGACAGCATAGAACCACCTTTGACAAACAAACAAAGAGCCTTTGTCTACCATTTCTCAACTAATGGAAATAAAAGACAAGAGGCTCTTTTAAATTCTGGTTACATGGTAGAGAAAATCACATCAAAAGATCCAGTCATAAAAAGAAAAGCACAAATAACAGCCAATAGCATAGCCTACACTTTACTACATAAAGAAAACGTAGCACAAGCCATAAAACTATTTAATGATAAGTGGATCGAATCAAAAAAAGAATCACTAGGATCAACACTAATAGATGCACTATACACGCAAGCTACTTATGATCCGTCAATGTTTTATACGGAGTCCGGTACGCCAAAGTTTAAAAATTGGAAACAAATCCCAAAGCCTTATCGATGTTGTGTCTTACACCTTGAAACAAAATTCTATGGTAGGGATGCACAGAGAGAAACTATAATTATGAAATTAGTGGATCGTAATTGGGCGTTAGGAAAATTATTAGAGTTCACAGAGATCATTAAGAATAATAGTATAGCGGCGCTTGGGGATATAAGCGATGAGAAGATGGCTGTCATACAGGAAATATTTGATAGGGTTTCCCCAGTCCATAGAGCACAAAAAGAAACGATTTCCGATAAATTAAATTAAAGCTGAAAGATAAAAAGATGAAATCGGGGCAAAAATGCAATTTTCCCCGTGCAATCTTGCAGAAATAAATGTGAAAAAGTTGTAAAAACTATAAAAAGGATGGTTATGCATATAGTGAAAGAGCTGGTTGAAGCTTTTATAATAAGTTTATTTGTTTTTATTTTAGTTTTACTACTAACTTTTTCATTCTCCGTTTTTTGTATTTTTGCAGTAAGTAAAATAAAAACATATGATATAAAAATTGAAAAGCGTGTTGAAAAAGATAAACCGATTAAGGAGTAAATAAATATGGCTGTTCTATACATGGATCGAGTCAACAATTATTCAGATATTTACCAAAGCCGTGACGGTGTAACTTATGAAAAAGCCGAAACACTATCTAGTCCGGCAAATGGCACACCGATTATCTTACCGCCTGACACTGTAAATGCTACTTTTTCGCTAGTTGTAACAGCTGGTAGTGGTTCAATTCAGGCAACTACAAGTTCTCTTGCTGATGTAGTCGCTGGTACTGCAAACTGGTACACACACCCATCAGGTACGGTGACTGCTTCTTATGCTGGTGAGTTTGTGCCTAGTGTTAAGGCTGTAAGACAAGTGAACGCAAGCGGCACAACAAAGATTGAAGTAACGGCAAGATGTTATAAATTGTAAGTTAGGGAGAAAAATATAAATGTCAACAATAGCAAAAATTGAAAGTGCTTTTCCGGGTATTAGTGTAATAGAATTAAATGACAGTGTTCATGTAACGCCGGATCATCGAACACTTATAACCGAAAAAGCAATGATTGACTATATCGATACTAAATTAGGAGAGTTGGGATTGACAAGTATTGAAACAAAAATTGACGCTATGCAATTAGATGTTACAGATATTCGACAAGAAACTTTTGAAACAGAGGTACACGTACATAGTCATGAGCGCTGGATGGGTTTGGCTGGTACGCCGAGCGGTGAGACACATCGAATGGATGGTCTACTCTCTGCAACTTCACCGCAACCATTCCAGATTGACGCTGGTAATAATGATTGGGGTGCATGGGTGCAAGTAGTAGGATCAGCCGACACACCCATTCAAGCTGGGAAAACGCATTTTAATTTCCACGAATTACAAATGACAGGTAATGAAAAAGCAAGTGACTATTTTATACAACTCGCTTATGATAGTACTGCCGCTGCTGCTTTGACTGCTGGTGCATATAGTGAGAAGGTTTTAACTTTTGACGGTTTAAATGCTGAGAAGTTCTTTTTACTGCAATCTGTAAGACATGTTGCAGGCACTAAGGTATGGGCAAGGTGTAAGTGTCCGGGCGAGAATACAGCAACACTTGATTTTTATATCGGCTTTCATGAGTATAATGATAATGAGATAGCATAAGGGAAGAATGGCAAGACACGCTAAGAGTACTTTTAGATTTACAAACGATCATTTAATTAAGATAAGGGAATACCCTCATTTACTAGGTAATTTGATCGGGAAAGATAAATTAAAAGAGATTCATAGTGAGTGGATCACTTATGCTTGGGACGATGTAAAGCATAAGAGTTTGCAAGCACATAGAGGAAGTTACAAGACCACCGCAATTACTATTGTGGGTGCTATTTGGTGGTTACTCTTTAATCCTAACGATCGTATAGCAATAGTCAGAAAGGGTTTTACTGATGCTAGTGACTGTGTAAAGTCGATAAGATCAGCTTTTCAACTACCGATTTTATGTGGTCTATTCGAGTATGCACATGGGTTAAGTCCAAAATTGTTTGTTAAGCGTGATGCAAGACTAACATTTAATTTCAAACGAAAATCGACACCAGAGGGATCTATCGATGCCTATGGACTTGAAACAAATTTAACAGGTAAACACTATGATAAAATTATAACAGACGATATCATAACTTTGAAAGATCGAATTTCAAGCACTGAAAGGGAAAAGACAAAAGAGTTTGTTAGGGAAATGCGGACTAATATTATCGATCCGGGTAAATCATTTGTTGGTGTTGGTACCCCCTGGCACAAATTAGACGCTTGGGGTGAAGTGAAAGATAGTATTGAAGTAATGCCGCGACCAATAAAAAAATATTCAATTATGGACTGTGATATTCTAAACGAGGAAGAGATTCAACAAAAGAAGTCAGTTACTACCCCGAGCTTATTTGCTGCTAATTATCTTTTACAGCACATGAGTAGCGAGGAATCCATATTCAAAGAGCCGTTTTTCAAAGAGTGGAATTATAGCTATGAGGGTAGAGCACACCTTGACGCCAAATATTGGGGTACTGACACAAACGCACTTACAATTATGGCAAAAAAACCAGATGGAAGAATTCAGGCAGTGGGTTTTACTTTCAATGAGAACGTAAAAGAGAAGTACGGATTTATCTATCACAAATGGCTTAATTATCGCACTGGCACAATGTACAATGAAAGTAATGCCGATAAGGCTTTTTTAGCTGATGAGCTTTCTAAGATGGGAATTCCTGTGCAATCCTATCACGAGTCAATGAATAAACATGTTAAAATTACATCATGGCTTTTGAAGTACTGGAATTTAATTGATTGGGATTACCGGACTGATGATGAATACCTATGCCAAATAGTCGAATATATTGAGGGTGCAAGCGTTGATGATGCGCCTGATTCAGCAGCTTCATTACTTCGTGAGATGTTTAATAAGAGTGCTAATTTTTTATCGCAATTGGTGAGGGATTAAGAAGAATGTTTAAAACCATACATACAAGAGTTGACAGCTTCATGAATTTACTTTCAGGAATCGGGACTCAACGAAGTAAATCAAAAAATAACCAAGTGGATGTTAATTATACCGTACTTACAGAAGAAGAGCAATATGCGATATGGTTGAAGGGTGGGATCGGCAAAGTTATCGTTTCAGCTTTTCCGGAGGATGCGGTAAGAAATTGGTTTACAATTGAAAATGACACTGATAATACATTGCTTGATATGATGAAAAAATTAAAAACAAAAAAAGCAATTGAATTAGCTATGTGTTGGTCACGCTTGATGGGTGGTGGTGCGATCTTTATGGGTATACAAGACGGTTTACCACTTTCAGAGCCAGTGAACATTAGCAAAATAAAAGAAGTAAATTATCTATTAGTTTTTGACAAATGGTCAACTACTATCAATACACTGAATTATAACAATAACATTGAAAATAAAAATTATGGTGAATTAGAAACGATTACATTGTTTGGGAAAAACGGACAGATCCTTAATAACGTTCATATATCACGCCTTATGGTTTTTAAGGGTGAGCCTGTACCAAGAATGAAAGAGAATGAAAACAACTGGGAATTCTGGGGTGCTTCTTTCCTTGAAAGTATGATGAATGAACTAGGATGGACATATTCAACATTTTTAGCCGTCGCCGACGTACTCCAAGAGCTTATCATTGGGAAGTATAAAATCAGAGGCTTAAAAGAAGCGATATCCGAAGGCAGAGAGAAAGATATTCAAAAACGTATGAGCCTTATCGATATTAGTAAAAGCACTATAAAGTCAGTTCTACTTGATGCTGACAACGAAGACTACACAAGGGATTCAATGAGCTTGGCGGGTATTCCTGATACCTTATACGTGTTTATGATGTTGATTTGTGGTGTAAGCCAATACCCATTTACACGTTTATGGGGGCGTTCTCCGGCCGGATTAAATGCGACCGGTGAGAGTGATTTTAGAAACTATTATGATAAGGTAAAAGCCTCCCAAGTCACTGATATAGAGCCAGAAATAGAAAATAAACTACTTGTCTATCTTAACGCAAGTATCGGAAACAAAATAAAAAACCCAAAAATTAAGTGGAGCGCACTACAAGAAGCAACCCCAAAAGAAAACCTTGAAATGAAAGAAAAACAAGCCAACATTGATAAAATATACGGTCTTGATATGCCTATACTGTTATCAGAAGAGATTAGAAACAGTAGATTTGCCAATGGTTATAGTTTTGACACTATGCTGATGGATGATAATACTTACGCCAAATTTGAAATAGAGAAAAAAGCCAATGAATTGGAATTAGCAAAAAATCAGAAGGTGGATCCTAATGCCATTAGTGTTGAGGAAGAGGAGGAAGTAGTTGAGTAATGATAAATTATTAGCATTAACAAACAACCCTTTTCTATCACAAGTTTATATGCACATAAGATCACTTAAACCTATTCAATATGCAGCTTTGAAACGCCGTAAAGCCCCTGCTTGGATGTATCCTTTTAAAACCGAAATGATGTTGAAGAATTTTATCGGTGGTATTTTGAATGACTGGGTAAGAATTACAGAAGTTTCAATCTTGCCAAATATTGAAAAATGGCTGAATGAAAATAAAACACGTTTTGATGCTTGGGAAGATGAGAAAGATAATGCCGAGAAGGAAATGGATTCCTTGCAGGATTATTGGTTTAAGGGCGTTGGTTACACGATTCTAGTCAATAAACTACGTCAATTATTTTGGGATGTGCAAACATTCAATGAGAAAGAATTTGTAAAAGTTATAAACCATATATCTGGTGTTACACCAAACATTTTTGAGAACTTTTTGCCAGCTATGGAAAAGCGATGGATAAATGATAATGTAAGTTTGATTAGAAACATATCCGATGATTATAGAAAAAAAATCAGCATGGTCATCAGTAATGGTGTAAGCAACGATAAAAATATGGTTGGGATTAGAAAAGAAATAGAATCCCTCAATACGGAAATTCAAGGATCACGTGCAAAACTAGTTGCAAGGGATCAAGTTGGTAAAATAAACGGACAAATGCAAAAGCGGAAACAAGAGAATATAGGTATTAGTTGGTACACTTGGGAGACTTCTATTGATGAAAGAGTAGTAGGTAATCCAAATGGACTATACCCTATCGGCAATAAAAAACACGGTGATCATTGGGCTCTGGAAGGGAAAATATGTGATTGGGCTGATGATACCATCTACGCCGACACAATCCAAGACGCTATGAAAGGGGATTGGAAAAAAAGGACAACACAAATGCCAAAAACTATTCCGGGAGTAGAAATACAATGCCGCTGCTTTGCAACGCCGATAATGTTAGATATGTTGGAGGGTTTAGCAGCATGAAAGAAGATAAATTAAACCCGGCAATTATCGAACATATAACAAAAGAAGCAAATCAAATTGATCATGGGTCGATAAAGATCATTTTGAATAAAAACGCCGAACACGTTGATGTAATTATAGAAGATCGTAAAAGATTTAGCACGTCAAAAGATCAATATAGGAGGGGATAATATGCCGTTTCCAAACGAACACGCTGCAAGAATAATAGATCCTGAACAATTCCAACCTAATTCTTTTCGTAGAAAGGAAATTAAGCCGGGTTTAGTGCTTATTACCGGGAAGATAAAAGGAAAAAATACTATGGTAGGTCAATCTTATCGTTTTAATAAAGAAAAATATACCGAAACACAAGCAAAACAATGGCTCGAAGAGAATAAGGTTAAAAATATAAGTTTTGAGCATGCAAGTACCGTTGATATAGGTAAAAAACGTATAGATATAATGGATTGGACAACCGAGTACTTAACAGGCGATGTAGTAGGGACTCCCGAAGGGTATTTAAAGGGACGCTCAATAGTTACTAACATTGGTGTTTTCCCCTATAGAAATGAAGATGGATCGATAAGATGGGAATTAAGGGAGCCGAAGGAAGTCTTTGATTCTGAGTCATTAGAGACCTTAAAAATGAAACCTATTTGTAATATGCACCCTGATCAAAAGGTTGACACACAAAACATTAAAACATTGCAAATAGGTACAACTGGAAGTCAGGTGCAAACCGATCCTTATGCTTTGTCCATTGATTGGACAATTACTGATCCTGACTCAATTATGGAGATTAAAGAAAAAGGAAAAAAAGGTAAAAAGGCGTGGTCAATGGGTTATGATTGTGAATTAGACATGACTCCCGGTAATTGGCTAGGGGTGCCTTATGACGCTGTACAAAGGAAAATCCGTTATAACCATCAGGCCTTAGTGCCAGAAGGGCGGGCTGGTGATCTCGCAAAAATTAAAATGGATCGCAAAGATACAAGTATATGTGATTTTTCTGTTAAACAAGATTTAGCAGATTCAAATATTTTTGAAATGGAGGACAAAGAAAATATGAAAACTATCCATATTGATGGAGTTGATTATCAAGCAGAGGCAAAAGTCATAGAGTCCTTAACAATTGCAAAAGCAGATAATCAAATATTGTCAGGTAAGAATAAAGATCTTACTGATAATCTTTCTAAATTAACCGCTGAACGTGATGATTTTAAAGAACGTTTCGACGCTACAAAAAAGGAAAATGAGACTTTAAAATCTGAAAAAGTGGATCAGGGCAAGATTGACAAAATTGTAAAAGAGAAATTAGCTTTACTCTCTATTGCACAAAGGGCAAAAATCGATAATATCGATAATCTAAGTGATATAGAGCTGAAAAAAGCTATTATTCTTAAAGTAAGCCCGAATGCAAAATTAGATGGTAAAGATGAAATCTATGTAAATGTTCGCTTCGATGCCTGCGTTGAAACTCTCGATGAAGAGTTAAAAAACACACAGGACAAAGCAAACATTCAAACTATGAAAAGTGATGTTTTTACAAGCAACTATAAAAATGATCAAAAAGTACCGGAAGGCATTACGATTCTTAATGCAGATGAGATCAGAAATGATCATTATGCAAACATCAAAAAAGGAGGTAAATAATGGGTGCTTATGGTAAAATGGCGTACGCCGTCCCCGGCATGATCGCCGATATTACAGATAGAGAAGTTGCTACTTATGAAATAATGGAAGATATCGCTTTCGGTGCTCCGGTATTCTCATACATTGGAGACGTAAAAAAAGCATATAATTACAAACTCGACACTGTGAAAGTGGTATATAGCCGAGATTTTGAAGCTTCCAATAGTATTGCATTTTCAGTTAATGGCGTTTCTATTACACCTGTTGTGTATTCTGCTTCACATGGTGCGACCGAAGACGCATTAGTGGCGGCAGTAAATGCATTAACTGGTGTTGATGTATTTGACGATACGAGTGATACAAATAACCGAACTTTTTACGTTCGGACAAAAGGATATGCTTGTACCGTTGTAACCACCGTTACACTGGGATCGAATCAAGCAACTGCAACATTAACAAGTTCATCCGATCAGGTGTTTGTTGGTGTCGCCCAATTTGTACAAAAATCAACAAGCGTGGGCTATGAATTTGATAACAAAGAGCCTTTGACATTGTTCCAACGTGGTAAAATCTGGGTCACAGCCGGAGCAACTGTCTATTCCAATGACAATATTCTTATCACTACCGCTGGTGCTTATGGTAATACAGGCTATGATATCAATGCACGATATGACAGTAACGCAACTTCTGCATTGGTGGTTATCCGAGTAAATGGAAAATATAAAGCTAACGCCGAAATCGCTTGGGCGTAAGGAGGAGAAAAATAAAATGGAATATGAATATATAAAAGATCGAAGAGACGGCAAAGATATCTTAATAGCTGTACCGAGAGCGGATGCCGAAGCCGTAAGACGTTTAAATCTTGACGCTAACGAAACAGCTTTCTTGATGAAGGAATTACAGTACATTAAAGCCAAAACCTATGACACAAAGTTTGAGTTAATCAAATACACCCAATTACTCCCTATTGCAACCGATGTGCCGGAAACTGCCGAACAAGTGCAATGGGATAGTTACACTGATGTTGGTATGGCGGCGGTAATAGCAGACTATGCACAAAATGCTCCCAGAGTCGATACATACAAGACTGCAAACTATGCAAATATTAGGCGTATTGGTGATAGTTTCGGCTATGATCGTACCGAGTTGCAACGTGGGGCAACAACAAACGCTCGACTATCTACAAGAATGCCTGAGGCAGCAAGAAGAGCGGTAGAGCAAAAATTCAATGCGGTAGCTTGGGTTGGTGATAGTGCGTTTAAATTGCAAGGGCTAATCAACTATCCCGGTATACTTGAATACACTGTCCCGGCAACTGGAACAGGAACTACAAAAACATTCTCAACAAAGACACCAGATCAAATTATTACAGACGTTACTGGGATGATTTCAACAATTATGAAGGCTACCGGGGGCGTTGAAATGCCTGACACATGGCTTTTACCGTTATCACAATATCTTGATCTTCTTAATCGAAGGCTTTCTGATACTGATACAAACCTCTTGACATATATATTGGAAAAAATACCAATGATAAAAAAAGTGGATTGGTTAGTTGAACTTGCCGGAGCTGGCACAGGATCAACGGATAGAATGATGATGTATCAAAATAGTCCAGAAAAACTTGAATATCAATTAGTAAAGCCTTATACACAATTACCACCTGTCCAAAAAGGATATGGGTATGAGGTTGCTACTGAGGCGTTTACTGGTGGTGTAACTGTTTATTATCCTTTATCTGTCGCCTTTGGTGATGGGATCTAATAAATAAAAAGCGAGGGGGATCTTCCTCCTCCTTTATAAAAAAATAGAAAAACTAAAACAATGGAGTTGTTATTATGATTATAAATTATTTGTTGAAAAATCCGAACTCGGTCCCGATTCTTACAGACGAATTACTTAACGAAAAAGGCAAACCTATTCCGGGAACGGTAAAAGTGAAAGATGCTATTATGCTCTTACCGGGTTACAATGATATTCCTACTGAAAAATGGAATGAAGCGAAAAAAAATCTATCAGAGTATCACTTAAATAACTGTAAAATTATTGAAAGTGTGGAAAAAAACGTACCCGATGCAAAAACAGGCTTATTAACTAACCAAGTGATCGAAAACCCGTCCTTTTTTGACTTAAATGTTAATCAAAAAATGACAGTTATTGAAGGCTGTTTAAAAATCAAAGATCTTGAAGCTTGGCTAAAAAAAGAAGAATCCGCAGAAGTCCGCTATGCTATCAATGAACGCCTTACAGCGATAAAAGAAGGCAGAAAGAATAAAACAGAGGATCGAAGGTAATGAGTTATACAGCCAGTCAAATATTTGATGCTATTGCCCCGCAGTTAGCAGGCTCCATAAATAAAGCTCTTTTTCTTGACTTAGCAGGGGGATTAACTTCCTCCTGTTATTTTCAAACAAACTATAATCTTGCTATTGCTTTGCGAGCAGCACACATGATGACGCTTGCGAATAGGTTGACAGGCGATTCGGGACAAGTTACAGGAAAATCAGAGGGTAATGCCTCAATAAGTTATGCACAAACCCAGAATGATAATAATGATCTAAGCGCTACGAGCTACGGCGTGCAATTGCAAGGGTTGATCAATTCGGGTGTTGGTGGTGTTTCAGTCACCGGAGACGATCTAGGGGAGTTTTATTGCTAATGAGTATAAAAATTGACGTACAAGACATAGATCTAGGGTTCAAAAAAATAACAGAGCAACTCATGAAAATGGGCAAAAAAGAGCTAAAAATAGGTCTTTTTGGTGAAAGTGATATTGTAGAAGAGAATTTAGCCTCAATTGGAACAATAAACGAATTTGGAACGAAAAACATAAATCCAAAATTAGGCAATGTCATACCGTCAAGACCATTTACACGTATGGCGTTTGATAATAATGTATCAAGAATAGTTAAAAAGGCTAGCAACGACCTGTTATCTGTTTGCAATTTAAAAATATCATCAATTGAGGCTTTACGCCTAACCTCAATTTTTGTTGAAACGTTGATAAAAAAATCTATTAAAACAGGCAAATGGCAGCCGAACGCCCCCAGTACAATAAGAAAAAAGCGGAGTTCACGCCCTTTAATTGATAACTCTGACATGATAAGAGGTGTAAAAACAAAATTGGACGGTAAAATATTATGATTCTATTTCCAAAAACATACACCATTTATACCGCCAATTCTGGAAGCTTTGTTAATGGGCATTGGGTGAACGGCACACCCACAACGTCAACATTTATTGCAGATATTCAACCATTATCGGATAAAGAAATCAATTCTTTGAATATTGGACGTAAAGAATTAGGTAAAATAAAAATAAATACAGACAGCAATTTAACAATTCAAGATACGAATAAAACAGGGGATCTTATCGCTTTTAATGGTGTTAAATACGAAATTATTGCGCAATCTAAATGGGAAGTGGGACTGATCCCACACAATGAATATGTTGCAGAATACCGGGAGGCAATATGACCGATGCGGAATCAGTTATAGCCGCCAAAGCAGCATTAACATTCTCGACTATAAAAGGGCTTAATCTAATTGAAAACCAAGTAAAATATAATCTAGTTTTGGGGCTTGCTGGTATTGAGGGAACAACTATTAGTTGGGTATCTTCTGTATTAACAAGTTTAACTAATGCAGGGGTTGTAACACGATCATTATACGCAATAGGTAGTATTAGTGCTGTTTTAACGGCTACAATAACAAAAGGTATTGAAACAGATACAAAAGTATTTAATCTTACTATATATAGATTAGATGCTAATATTGATGACTTACAAACATCTATATATAATTGGATTAGCTATACTCTAAACACATTGAAAGGCTTTAATGTCCCGGTTGTGTATGGATCAGAGGATTTCCCACAACCAAAAACACTTTATTTAGTGATCCATCAACCGTTTACATCAATACCACAAGATAATTACGGCGCGCCCGACACAGAAGCAAACGGAATACGCAAACATTATGCCTTTTTTGAACATACAGTCAGTATTGAAGAGGTGAACGGCAATGGTAAACTTCTTGTTACATTGCAAAAATCATTGGAGTGGGAAAGCGTTGGTTTGGTTTTGGCTACTAATAATATAGTTGTAAGGCGTTTTGAGGGGATCGTGCCAATACCTCAATTATTTGAAAATAAATGGCAATTGCGATCCGTTTGTGATTTCCATGTTGCAAATATCGAAATTGACGAAGACAATACATCTTATATTGAGGATGTTGAATATACAAGAATCTAATTCTAGGAGGATAAAAATAAAATGAGTGAATTGAGTATAGAAAGAGTTGTAAACATTTCTATCAGTCGAAATACGGCGACAGTTACACGTGCTGCGTTTGGCACACCTGCAATTATAGCTATGTTTGCAACCTCAAAAACAAGCCCGGCATTTGATCGGTCTCGTGAATACGCCAATCTTACTGAGTTTAGTGATGAAGGTTGGGGTGCAACCGATCCTGTGTACAAAGCGGCACAGTTAATATTTGCACAAAACCCATCAGTATCTAAGGTGATGGTGGGTAGAAAAGCTTCGACAGATGCCAATTGGGATGCTGCTTTAAATGCCATTGCTTTGGCAAGCCCTGATTGGTACTGTTTTTCAATCATACCACATCATGTTTGTACTGTTACATTTTCCACCAATTTCATTACTGGAAACACAACGGTCTTTAATATTCGTGGGGTAGCCGTGCCAACTGTGCCTTATAATACTTCAAATGCACAAACATACACAGATATTAAGACAGCTATTGAGGCGGCTGTGACTGGTATTACAGCAACCGTTAATGCTACCAATAAAACAGTAGTATTAACATTCAGTGATCAGTTGGGGGCTTTCCCAGTTACTGCCGTAACCACCGCCGGATCAAGTCAGCCGACAAACACTATTGTATATGATCGAGACGATCAATTCAAAGCCGTAGCGGCGTGGACAGAAACACAGAAAAAAATATTTTTTCTTAGCAGTGGAGACACTGAAATGTATAATTCAGGATCAACCGCTGACATAGCTTATTTTATGAAAAATACAAATTATGTCCGTACCGTTGATATTTTTCGAGCCTCATACCCTGATTACTTTGAAAGTGGTTGGATGGGTGAGTGTTTACCCTACGATCCCGGCTCCCAAACTTGGGCTTTTAAAAACATCGCTGGGGCGGCGGCTGATACGTTCACAAGTGGACAAGCCACAGCACTTGATAACAAAAACTGTAATTACTATCCAACAATCGGCGGTGTAGCGAATACACAACGTGGCAGGGTTGCCGGAAATGAATGGATAGATGTTATTCGGGGAATGGATTGGTTGGAAAGTGCACTAGAAGAGGATATTTTTGAAAAACTAATCAACCTTAGAAGAATACCATACACAGATAAAGGCATTGAAATAACAGTAACCATTATGCGAAAAAGATTTGCTGATGCAGTTACAAAAGGGGTTATTAACGATGATTATGTTATCAATGTGCCAAAAGTAGCAGGCATTAGCACAGCAAACAAAGCAAACAGGCTTTTACCAGATATTACCTTTACAGCTTCACCCGCTGGGGCTATTCAAAATATCACAATTTTAGGTAATGTGAGCTACACTTAAAAAATAGGAGGTTAAAAAAATATGACTTATGATCCAACAAAATATTTTATCATATTCGGAACTATGGAAATAGGCGGTTTAGGCGTTGACGCTATTCGTGTTGAACAAGCCGGAGACGGTTTTGTAAAAGAAGCTGCCGGATTAGATGGAAATGTACAAAGGACACTCGATCCACGTACTGATTTTAGTGTTGAGGTGGACATTCAAAAGACAAGCCCATACAATGATGCTTTATCAGGTTATCATTTAGCAGATAAGATTTCTGGTGCGGGCTATGAGCCTATTACAGTAAAGGACGTAAACGGAACAACTTTACACTTTGCCGAACAAGCATGGATTGTGAAATTCCCTAACGATGACCGTACAAAAGAAGCCGGGATGTACACATGGAGAATTGAAACCGGGCGAGGTGCTCAATTCATAGGTGGATCGGCAATATAAAAATAAAAGGCTAAATAAATACTATTTAGCCAATTTTAATGTGTGTATAAAGGAAGAAAAAAATGAAAAACATAAAAATTATCATCGAAGGGCAAGAATTCAACATATTCCCTTTTAAAACTCTTGACGCTTCGGATATCGAAAGACGCTTAATGACTGTGCTTTTCCCTGTTTTAAGCGATTTTCTTGCTGATATTGATGTTTCAAATGGGAAAATCGATAAGAGTAAAATTGACCTTGATTTTTCAAAAATGGCAAATGGGTTTAGGCTTGGACTGGGTAGTCTTGATAAACAAACATATATCAATCTTATTGTTGATTGTCTTGCAAATACACAAACAAAAAATAATAAAGGGGTTTTGACCTTTCTCAATAGTGAAGCCAATATAAATGAGTGTGTTAAAAGTACCATGATCGTATATAGACTCATTTTTGAGGTGATGAAAGCTAACAGCCTTGCTTTTTTCGAGTTGTTGGATGGCAAAAAAACGGTCAAAACCGATTCTATCGAATAGCAGAGTCAAAGCAAGCCATCCTGCTTGATGAGATAGGAAAAGTGGGCGACTTATCCCAAGATGTAATGAATGACTATTGGATATATGGCATGATAGCAGAGGGAAAAATGAGATACACAGATATTATAGAAATGACATATCCAGAACTTCAAAAGGTGTATGCTATTATGTCGATGCACAAAGATTATGAATGTGTCATTTCAACATATCAAACCGAAAAAATGAATAAGCAATAAAGGAGGTACACCAATATGACAGTAAGAGAATTGATTATAGGGATTAAGTATAACACTGATGAGAAGTCCATTGACAAGGCCAACAGTAAACTCGCCAATTTCAAAAAGGGAATGATCGGACTTGCCGCTGGTATAGTGACTGGACTTGCTGCTATTGGTGGAGCTGCCTTAAACAGCGCCGGGCAAATGGAAATGTTGAAATCTGATTTCACGACCATGTTACAAGGAAATCAGGAAGCCGCTGATAAATTAGTTGAAACTATCCAAAAAATTGGAGCCAAGACACCTTTTGAAACTATGGATCTTGCAAAAAATATTAAAACAATGATGGCTTTTAATATTTCATCAGAGGACGCGATAAAAAATATTCAAATGCTTGGTGATATTGCACAGGGCGACGCACAAAAATTAGAAAGTTTGACTTTGGCTTTTTCCCAAATGTCAAGTGCTGGAAAATTAAGCGGACAAGACTTAATGCAAATGATCAATGCAGGCTTTAATCCACTTAATCAAATGGCCGGCGGTAGTGTTGAAAAATATAAAGCATTAAGAAAGGAAATGGAAAAAGGGAACATTACTTTTGACATGGTAGCAAAAGCCATGCAAGACGCTACTAGCGCAGGTGGTCAATTTTTTGGATCAATGGATCGTGCTAGTAAAACTTTTTTCGGCGTATTGTCGACATTCAAAGACAATGTTACTAATATGCTGACAACCGTCGGAACGGCTTTAATACCTATTATTGTGCAGGGTATGGACAAAGTGACAACTTTTCTTGATCAATTAATGCCTTTGATTCAAGGCTTGATTACCCAACTAGCTCCTGTTTTTAACATGATGTTAGATTTAATTACCCAACTTTTACCTCAAATAATACCGATTATTATGCCTATCTTAACGGCTATTCTCGGGTTTTTACCGCCAATAATGAAAATTGTCATGCTTCTACTTCCATTATTGATGGCACTTATTACGCCGCTTTTACCACTTATACAAGATTTAGCAGGGATAATAACGGAAATATTATATATATTAGTACCTATTGTTGATTTATTAGTAACTATTCTAGTGCCCATTATAAAAATGATCATAACGCCTATTATTATGGTTTTGCAGCCCGCATTAAAATTCATTTTATGGCTATTAACATTGATGCGCCCAATATTAGAATTTTTTTTAAAAATTTTTACGGCGGTGGCAAAAATATTAGGTGATATATCTAATCTTATCAATGACAAGATTATGGGGGCGTTTCAAAATGTTTTAAAAGTTATTGAAGATGGTTTTTATGGTTTCATTAACTGGCTTATAGACTCTATCAACTGGATTTTAACGGCACTAAATAAAATAACGAAAATAAACATACCACTAATTGAAAAAACAACCAAAACAACAAGCTTAAACGCACAAAAAGACGCCCTAGCAGCACAACAAAAAGCAGCGGATAATATGAATAGAATCATCAATAATAATATGGATATTAAAGTAAATGGTGAGAATGGTCATAAAATAGGCAAAGATATTGCTAGTGCTTTTCAGTTTGAACTTCAAAAGATTATTATCAATACGAGGTTTTAAATGGCAGTAATACCAACTGTTTTATTTTTCAAACGTCCCAATAGATACGGGATTGAAGGTCAAAACCACTTCTTATTTTTTGATCTTAATATTGGGGAGCGTCATAGTAGATCGGCAAAAGCAACTATGTATAATGTAGAAGATGGCAGTATTATTGCAGATCATATCCAAAACGAATTAGAATCCGGTAGCTTAACAGGTTATATCACAAATTACAGCCTATCCCAACCAAACGGCATTATCACAAATAGAGCCCAAGATGCCTTTGATACATTAGAGCAATTATGGAAGGATCGGCAGCCTGTAACCTTATACACACTATTAAAAAAATATGAAAATGTAGTGTTGTCATTTAATTTTGACAAAAACAATTCAAAAGAAGACTTGACAATTGACATAGCATTCCAAAAAATAAATATTGTTAAATTACAGGAAATATCAGCCGTTGGGTATATAAAAATCAAAACAAACAATACAAATAGTAAGGAAACCAACCCCTTAGTCAATATTGGAAGGATTAGCCCATGATACAAATCTCAACATATCAAACCGCTAGCAGTCATTATACCTTTTCAATAATTTTGGAGCAAAAAGTATTCGATTTAACTTTTTTTTGGAATGAACGAAGTCAAAACTGGTATTTTAGTATAGAGAATAAAGAAGATTCGACAAAATTAACAAATAGAAAACTTGTTGAGAATTGGGCGCTATTACGTAACCATAAAGCACTTTTTAGAAGCCTGGAAGGTGATTTTATCCTATTACGATTATCAAATAGTTCAAGTGAAGTAGAGTTATCATATGATAATTTTGGATCATCTTTCATCTTATACTTTTTGTCAAGTGCTGAGTTAGCTTCTTGGGAGGTTGCAAATGGCTTTTAAACATAGTGTTAAATTAGAGATTGGAGAGTCTGGAAAAGGTTTGCTGATAAGTGATCTTAATTTTTCATTTAATGTTATTCGAGGCATTGGATCGGAAGCAAATAAAGCTTCTTTTATTGTTTTTAATGCGAAAGAGGACACCCAAAATAATATCATGAAAAAAGGCAACTACTTAATTTTTTCAGCCGGGTATGAAGATGAAAACAACATTGCAGTTGTTTTTAGTGGACAAATTATCAAAGCCACCACATCAAAAGACGGTAACGGTAGCCAGACAACCATTGAAGCAGAAAATTACGCCGGAAATAAAGAAGCATTTGCCTATACAACATTAAGTTTAGGTTATAAGGAAGATTCTCTACTAACTAATGTCATTAACGATCTTGCAAACCATTTAAACATACCTGTTACAGGTCTCCAAAACACAAGCATAGTCTTAGAGAATGGGTTAAACCATACGGGCACGGTATCAGGATTGATAAGAAAAATAAAGAATGTTCTTAAATCCAATGGTTGTGATTTATTTTTTGACAACTCGGAAATGATTGTTTACAATGTTTCTAGTACATCCAATTTTGAGGTTGTCCGTTTAACTTATGCGAGCGGATTATTAAAGGTTGAAAAGAAAATTGATGAAGAAGATGGTCTCTATAAAGGGCAAATAGAAGCTTTATGCCTTTTGAACCCAAAAATTAGACCTCGAAGCACTATAAATATAGATGGGGGTGTTGTAAAAGGCACTTATATTGTAGAAAAAGTAGAGTTTTCCGGTGATAATTTTGGAGGATCATTTCTTTGTAAAATCGAGGCATTAGAATGAAAAAAGACCCGTACCAAATTATGATAGAGTTCTTAGACGCTTATTTGCAAGATGTGCATACCTCTATACCGGGCGAGATCATTTCTTATGATGCTGCTTTGCGGAAAGCTACTGTAAAACCTCTGGTAAAAATGAAACACTGGGATGGTTCGGACGCCGAACATCAAAATATAACAAATGTGCCTGTAATTTTCCCTAGTTGTGGGAATTTTGCGTTGCTTTTCCCATTGCAACAAGGCGATTCTTTATTATTATGCTTCTCCGAAAATGGAATCGGGAAATATTTAAAATCTGGTACATTAAGTAATGCTGACACCCTTAACAGGTTTTCTCTTAATGATTGTGTTGCTTTACCTGGGCTTCATTCATTTGCCAAAGTTTCAAAACCGAGTAATTATATCGAATACACCGATCAAGGTGCTTTGGATATTGTTACAAGTAAGGGCAGTGTAAAAATTGATGCTGCCGGTAATGTGGTAATGAACGATGGCACAGAGGCATTTATAAAAGGCACTTTTTTTATTTCGGCTTTGCAGCCAGTTATTGCACAGTTAGCAAGTCTTATAACCGCCCCAGCATCCACACCTTTAACAAGGGGTGATTTGACAGGGGTACAAAGCGCGGCTACGACACTTCTAACACTTTTAGAGCAATGTAAAAGCACAAGGATAAAAGGCTTATGAAAGATATATATATTGACCCAAGCACTAATGATATTGTTATCAATAACTATGATATTAGACTTACACAATCTATCCAAGAGTATATAGCACAAAAAACAGATATTGTATTAAGTACTTTTCGAGGTGAGTGGTGGTTAAATGAAGATCTCGGAATACCTTATTTTCAAGAGATATTTATAAAGAACCCAAACATACCACAAATTGACAGCATATACAAAGCTGAAATAATGGGTATTACTGGTGTTCAAACAATTGTTAATTATAAAAATGAATATAATCCACAAACAAGAGAATCCTTAATTACTTTTACAGAGATTCTTGACACTGGGGAAAAAATAGAGGTGCAAAAATATGTCTAATGTATATGTTCTTTCTACTGGTCTAGTAATGCCAACTTATGATAGTATTAGAGCTGATCTAGAAGTTGATTTTAAAGTCGCTTTTGGCGATGATATAGACGTATCCGATCAAGCATTATTCGGGCAAATAATAGCCATAATAGCAAAATGGGTAGGCAAGAATTTTCTAATGGGACAAGAGATCTATACATCAAGAGACCCTGATCAAGCGGAAGGGGTCAGTCTGGATTATATTATTGCAGAGAATAATATGCGCCGTTTGCCAGCTTTACCGACAACCGTTGAAAATGCCATACTTTATGCTACTCCGGGATCAACAATCCCAGCCGGAAAAAGAGCAAAAGCACTCAATCAAACGGTTGAATATGTGCTTGATGCTGATGTTTTAATATTCGATCCGGCGGTAATATATGCAAAAATAGAATTAACTTCTGTTACAACCGGGGTTATATATTCCATAGCGATCAATTCTATAACTTACGCTTATACAGCATTAGGTGGAGATACTGTTAATGATGTTTTGAGTGAAATTAAAACACTGATTGAAGCCGGATCATGGACAGGTACGGTTACAGTTGACGGTAATTATATTATATTAGATGATACAGTTCAATTTGATGTTCTTTCTAGCAATATGAGCACTATACTGGAAGGTAATTATGGGAATTTTTCATGCGCTGAAACAGGGGCAAATAGCCTACCTGCAAATAGTTTGACTGAAATTGTCACAGCCGCGACAGGTTGGCAAAGTTTAATCAATCCTACCCCGGGAGTACTAGGAAGAGCTATTGAATCAGACACAGAAACAAGAATAAGACGTGAATATAGTATCAGTAACGGCAATGGAACGGAAGAGGCTATAAGAGATCGTCTGTTAGATACCGTTGCAAACGTTACACAAGCGATAGTTGTAAGTAATCGAACTGATGCCGTTGATGGTGATGGCCGCCCACCTCATAGCTTTGAGGCTATTGTTGTTGGAGGCGATAAAACGGATATAGCAAATACTCTATGGAATGTAGCAGCACAAGGGATAATGTTTACAGGTTCTATAAACAGTGATGGCAGTACTTCCCCCACAATACCCGGAAGCGGGATTTTAATAACAGATAGTCAAGGATATTCACAGTTGATTCGATTCTCACGTCCTGAGTCTGTGTATATTTGGGTTAATTTGGAGCTCTCCTTATACAGTGAAGAAGATTATCCGACTAATGGGGACGATTTAGTAAAAGCTGCTATTATTGATTGGTCGCTTCAAAACACTAATATAACAATTGGGAAAGATGTTATCCGGCAAAGGCTCTCAATTCCTATTTACACGATTCCGGGGATTGAGGATATTACTATTGAATTGTTTGGATCAACAAATTCCGGAGCAACCCCAACCTATACAGAAACTAATATAACTATATCAAGTAGGCAAGTTGCAGTTTTCACACTAAGTAAAATTACTATCACAGTAGTTTAAAAACTAAAAAGGGGTTGTTAATGAGTAGTTTTAGAGTAGAAAAGGAAGAATATAAACAACAAATTCAACTAATGTTATCTACTATGAAAGAAAAAAGTAACTTGATGAAACTAATGGAAGTCTTGTCAAATAATTTTTCAAAATCACAAGATCAACTAATAGAAATTCGAGATTACTTTACATTAGAAAATGCGGAAGGTGTTCAACTTGATGTGATTGGGAAAATTGCAGGACAAATTCGTAACGGATTGAGTGATGTTGAGTATAGAAAAAAAATTAAAATTAAAATCGCTATCAATAATGGATCAGGCGAGGCAGAAGTTTTTTACAATGCTATCATAGGATTGAAGGAATTAGCTTCAAAAGTGCAATTAAAAAATCTCGGCAATGCAGATCTTATGATCTGGATCAATGCCCCTATAACATATAGTGATTTTGAAGAAATAAAACGGATCACCGCAGCAGGTGTCAATTTGCAAATTATCGCCGGATCGGATGATCCGTTTGTGTTTGCTGATGATGTTGATGGTGAGGGATTCAGTGAAGTTGGTTTTACAAGCGTTGGTGGCAAATTACAAGAATTATTCATATAAATAAAAGGAGTTTAAAAATATGGCAAAACCTACTGAAAATTACGATTGGGCTATAAACAATACTACGGGGGCGACAATGGGACAAGCCAATAAAATCGCAACCGACACAACCCATAGAAATAACGGATGGGAAGAATTGGAAAAACCGCCCAGAAATTATTTTAATTATTGGATGAATGCAGTAATGAAGTTTCTTGATTATATTATTGATGAAGCTTTGGAAGGCGTTTTTACCTTTACAGGCAAAAAATCATTCACAAATGAAGTTGTAATTAACGGAGTTGAATCCTTAGGCACTATGGCATCTATTCGGGGTGAAACTTTGGGCACAGCTTTCACCACGTCAACATGGCAAAACGCAACAATAACAGCCCTTTCGAGTAATTCAATCGCTTATTTTAACGCCACTACTGACGCTTTATGTGTGTATACATTTAATGGTGCTACTTGGAGCTTAACAGGATCGCCTTTTTACGTCACAGCTCCCGGAGCCACAGCCCCATCAATAACAGCCCTTTCGAGTAATTCAATCGCTTTTATCGATGAAGGCGTTCAAGAACTTCGCAAATATACCTTCAACGGCTCTACTTGGAGCTTGACAGGATCAGGATTAGCTGTCACAGGGTTTTTTAACATGCACGCCTTATCAGCATTATCAAGTAATTCAGTGGCTTTTTACCACTATGGCACTAATGAATTACGCACGTATACATTTAATGGTGCTACTTGGAGCTTAACAGGATCGGCGTTAGTTTTGTCTAGTGCTTTTGGTGTCGGCGTACTAACAGTATTATCAAGTAATTCAGTCGCTTTTGTTGCTTCAAATGAAGAAAAATTATACAAATATACATTTAGCGGATCGGCTTGGAGTGTAACAGGTTCAAGCCTAAGCCTTACAGTAGGTAATCAACCTACTATATGCGCTCTTACACCTTCAACAATAGTTTTCACAGATACGAACGGAGTTGTAAGACTTTATTATTTCAATGGATCTTCTTGGGTTGCCATAGACACCTCGTATACAGTAGCGTCAACAGATACACCGACTATTACAGCGTTAAGAGCAAACACAATTGCATGGTATGATCAAGGTAATCAGAGAATAAGGCAATATAAAATAGAATGGGCTCCTGCAACACCATTCCAATTGTCAGTGTAAAAAGGAGAAAAATAAATGACTAATGTTGTATTGATAATGAAAGGTAAAGGTACAGGAGCAAGTGCAAGCGATACCAACGGAGGCGGCTGGTATGGTGAGTATCAAGATTCGAATGGTGCGCTTTTATATTCTTGGGATGTGATTCAAGGCGCTAATGGCGCACCCATTTCTACCGCTGCAAGTGCGGCTGCCACTGATAATGGTAGTGGGAAAGTACGGATAACAAAAGGCGCTTCTTTTTCTGCTTCTTTTGTTAATGCACTTGTATATTGTGATTTTGCAGCAACATACACAGATGGAAGATATCAAATTATTGCAGTCGATCCCTCCGGTAATTATATAGATATTGAATTAGCGTACTCAGCCGATGCGACCGTTACAACGGCAAAAGTCGGCGGTGCATTAGCGACACACACAGCATTAAGACCGCTTTTAGGTAATAAGGTTGTTGCACTTATAAGCAACTGTGTTACGTACAATACAGCTGACGCTACTGGAACATTTGCAACTAGCGATAAGGGTATTATGTCAATTGCAAATGTTATAACTGGTGCAAATGTAACAGAAAGAATTGCAAATAGTCTCCGAATTTATGGTGTTAGTAGTGTCACAGGGTTGCGAGATTATGCCAATAAAACGATTCTAGATGGCGCTTCCAAAACGATAGGCTTAGGTTATTATACAAATTCGGCTGATGGTTGTGTGATTGTCGATAATTTCACTTGTCAGCATTTTGGGTTTGGTGGTATGCACATTTGGGCGCCGAATTGCTTTGTCAAAAACTGCTATGTGTATAATGTCGGCGGTGTTTCAACCTTGACAGATCCTACAAACTTCCCATACCACGGCATTAGGACAGGGGCGTATGGTGTCATGGAGCACTGTTATATTGATACTGTGGTTGGTGGTTATGGTTATCTCAATACTATGTATTACTCGACTGTGCGGGGTTGTGTAATAAAAAATGCTGAATTAGGTGGAAATTCTACCGGGACAGCAACCACTTGTGCAATACACTATTCAAAATGCAGGTTTGAAAATAATGGAGCGTATCAGGTACGCTTGATTGACGGTAATCTTGATAATTGTATTATCAAGGGTAATAGTGCCGCTCTTGTGGTTGTCGCTTACAACTCGGATCAGGTTGGAACAAGATCATACGTTTCTATAACAAACTGCGTCTTCGACGGACTAAATAAAACCAATGCCAGAGTCGGTATTTTATGTGATGGTTCGGCAACCACACCACCTCTACGTTATGTTATTATGAACAATGTTTTTACTCGGCTTGGGGTTGGTGTGAAAAGTGTTTATAATTTTGGTTATGGTATTGTGGTTAATTATAACTGTTTTTATGACAATACTAACAACGTTGACACAAACGGCTATATTATAATCGACCACACAAACCCATTTAATATATATAGCGATCCAAAGTTTGTAGATTATACTAATTATTTCATTACAAAAGCAAGCCCACTGTATAAGACAGGCACAGGATCATTAAACGCTGCTACACCTAGACTAAGTACGAACTTTTACGATTTAGGGATTTCCTATTCTGATGTCATCGCTGGGAGTGGAGGATCAAATGGCTTATTCTTTGAAAGTGGATTATTCAGGAGCTAAAAAATGATGATTTCAATTTTTATATTAACTTTTATCATGTTAATCGTGACAATTATCTATGAAGTGATTTTCCCATTAAAATTAAAATGTAAGTTTTACAGAATAAAAAAAATTTCAGTTGATATAGTAAGAGTAGAAAAAAATAAAGCATTAGAAGAGGTAGCTTAATGAAATTCTTATCTAATTTTGATGTTATAGGTTGGGGAATAGTTTTTTTTCAAGTCTGTATCACATTGATACTATTAGTAAGTTTGTTTTTAAAAAGTAAGTTTGGCAGATGGTCGATTGGGAAAAATGGAATAACCTACTCCCATATCACAGAAAAAGATTGTATAATTGAGAAGCAAATGCTTTTTGCTACTAGAAAAGGAGCACTAATTCATAGCCAGCAATTAGAATTTGTAAAAAACACATTAAATCTTGTTGAAAAGGGTGCCGGATACACACATTATAATATGGTTGTGACAGTTATTATTGATCGGATGCTTGATCTTCTTCGTGTGTTTTTTGAAGATAATGGTTACGCTGATATGACTGAAAGTGAATTTGACGCTTACATTGAAACAACAAGTGCTTTTATGTTTGAAACGGCAAAAACAATAAGCACGGACAATTATATTGCTGAAATAATGGGGATGGGGCGAAAAGAGATGTTTATCCTTTGCGGTCAAGGATTAAGAAGGATATTTGATGATCATATTACAGACATCTTAAAAATGGCTCGAAGCTTGGCAATAAAGGCAAAAAATAAAAAATGAAAATAATAAAAGACTTTCTGACATTCAATCCATATTCGAGGCCCGGAACAAAAATAAAAAAAATTAAGGGTTTAGTTGTGCATTGGGTTGCAAATAAAAACACAACAGCTTTACAAAATAGAAACTTTTTTGAATCACGTAAAAATCAAAAAAAAGAATATGGATCAGCACATTATATTATTGATCCAAACGGTGATATTATACAATGTGTTCCTGATAATGAAATAGCGTATCATGTCGGTGCGCTTATTTATACAGAAAAAGCACGTCTTGAATTAGGTTATTATCCAAATAATTGCACAATTGGTGTTGAGTGCTGTCATATTGATGATGCTGGAAACATGACTACTTTTACATATCAAGCACTTATTGAGCTATTACACGAACTCATGCAAAAATATGAGCTTAACAGTAGCAATTTATACAGACATTATGATATAACTGAAAAATTATGTCATAAATGGTTTGTTGAAAACCCCAATGAATGGGAAAAATTAAAAGGAGACTTAAAATGAATTTTTACAATTTAAATTTCACAATGGTTGACATGGGTATTATCACACTAATCATAATATTGATGCAGCTTATAAAAAAATGTGTAAAAAAAGAGCCAAAAAGACCCACATTTAACATTTTTAGTATAAAAGACTTATTTCCTATTTTTACCCTCGCTTTGGGTCTAATTTTTGCAAATGGCGTTGCTTTTTTAACTTGTTCAAAAGTAGAAAAAGAATACCTTGATTTTATTTTTTTAAAAACTTTTACCTACTTTTTAGGATCGATTGCTTTTTATGACGTTTTGATTGAAAAAATTATAAAGTATATGCGATATAAAAAGGAGCGTAGATAAAATGGATGATATAGACAATATTCAAACTACTGAATGTGTTTGTATTGAGTGTAAAAAGTATGCGCAATGTATATCAATAAAGCGTGGTAAAGTATGGAATGTTCGGCTATGCCCATGTTATGAGGGTTTTTATGCTTAAAGTGAAATATATTAAAATAGGTGTTTTTTTAATTGTTTTAATGCTTGTTTTATTTTTTTTATATTGTTTTTTTAATGATTTTTTAAAAAATAATCCAGTTATTAAATGGCTTCTTGGTGCTTCTAGTGTTGTGGGGGGTTATTTAATAGCACAGAAAAAACAAAAAAATAAGGTTATCTCTGAAATTAAAAACAGCAACACTAAAATAAAAAAAAATAAGGAGGATTTAAAAAATGAAATTGATAAAATTGAGCACAATACTTATTCTAGTACTGATCTCAACAATGATCCTATCATCCAACGAAGCAAAAATAGAGAAAATTAAATATAATGGTGTGGAAGGTTATTTTATCAATCAAGCGTATTATAATCAAATTCTTGTTTTAGAGGCTGAAAATAAAAGCTTCTCCTTCCAGATTTCAGAATATGAGAATCAAAAAAAACGATATGAAGAGTTAATGTTGATCAATGATAATATTGAAAAAAGTTTAAAAAATGAGTTAAAAGACTATGAACGATTAAAAAGATATAACAATATTAAAAATTATATGCTTACAGGCAGTATAGCACTAGATATAGTGCTTGCAGGTGTGCTAGCGTGTGTGATAATTGTCGGTGTAGAAAAATAAAAGGCTGTTTAGGCAGCCTTTTTATCATATCAACTGAATTCTTTTCCCTCGCCCTAACTTCATGATCGGTAAGCCTAGTTCACGTGCTTTTTTTAGAATAGTTACCCTTGAACACTTAAAATATTCTTCTGCTGCTTTTGAGCCCTTTTCAGTATAAATCTCTATGAATTTATCATTATCGATTCTCTTTAAAAGGCCTCTGCCCTTTCGCAATGGTAATAGATCAAGCTCTTTCACTTTTCTATGCACTGATGATACTGAAATGGTATAATGCTTTGCTGCTTCAACAATACTATGGTTTTGTAAAAAAGTTATAAAAGTAGCATCATCAATATTTTTTATCTTTGTTTTATAGTTTGATGTTAATCCAAGTTGCTTTGCTATGTTATGAGCGGAAACATAACAAATATTAAGCTTTTTTGCTATTTCTTTATATGACATAGTTTTTTTTAGTCTCAGAAATTCCTCAATTGATATCTTTTTACTTTCATTTTCTGGCATATCTTAATAGCCTCCTGTTTACTATCTTAGCATAAAAAAGTAGAAAAAGCAATGTTTAATCTATCTATATATTTAATTTATTGTATTTACTTTTTAAGAAATATAGTGTAAAATTAACGCTTAAAAGGAGTTTTAAATATGTCGGAGATCGAGAATAAGGGTAATGTTGATGCTACTGCATTATTTCAAAAAAAACTAATAGAAAATGTTGCTTTCCAATATGTTAGTATGTCAAAAAATTTATTTTTACGTTCTGATTTGAATTTACTTGAAAAGCATATATTAAGTTTAATATGCCATTTTTCTTACAATACAGGGAATATAAATCAATGCTATGAAGGTTCTAATCAATATCTAGCTTTATATTTTCAAGTTTCAGAATCCCGAATAAGTCAAGTAATAAGTCAATTAGAAAAGTTGAGACTCGTTGATGTGGAATGTTCACGCATACAAAATGATATGGGTATGTGGGTTTCTAAACGAAAAACGAAACCAACAGCACTTGCAAAGCTGTTAAACAGTAATGATTTTATATTTTTAAGTGTCCCAATCGTTGATATTACTATGAGTTTAAAAAATTTAACTGACAGTTCGGAAAATTTAACTGACAGTTTCAAAAATTGCGAGCTATTAAGTATAGTAATAAGTAAACTAATAAGTAATAATAGTATTACTAAGAATAGTAATACTATTAGATCTGAAAAATCAGATCAAAATCCAACACAAAATAAAGAAGTGTCTAAAATAAGTAATATTGACAGGGTTATAGATACATATATAAAAAAATGGAATGATTATATAGACTCTAATATAAAAAATAATAAACCTTCTAAAATAAAGATCGACAATACTTCTAAAATAATCAAATCAATTACAACATCTATTCTAATGTTAGAAAATGGTACATTTTTAAAAAACAGACCTGTGGATCTTGATGTAGAAAAAAATAAAAAGTTTACAACCGATGAAATCATAAAAAACATAGAAAAATATTTATCCCTATTTGATTCTAATCTAGTAATATCAGGGTGGAAGGGTGTTTTTAATCGTGAAAAATTGCTTAAATCATTAGATGCTTTTTTATATAATCCAATATCAAAAAATTCATTTTTTTTCTTTATTTTCGATAAAGATATTGTTGATCAATCAAATTTAAATATTATCTATAAAGATTTGGACTATACTGTTATAGAGCGTTATTTTGCTCTATTTAAGTCAGATTATATTGAAAATTATAAAGTGAAAATATTAAAGACTCTAAATGAACTAAATATTGAATTTGACAAGATCATACAGGGAAATCAGGATATAATTAAGATAGATAAAAAGTTATTATTTGATAAGTATTTAGAGTTTATTTTTTTAAAATATGATTGGATAGATTCTAAAAACTATGGGAATATCGCGGTAAATTCAGAAGCATATCGACTTTTTAAGGTGTGGTTAAATGAAAATGAACATATCAATATTGATATGAGCGAGACAGAGCGTTTAGCAGTGAGAAAAGATCGACTTATTTTTGAAGGTGTTAAAACAGAATTTGATTTTCTGGGGAATCTTCCCATTGATCCTATGCCTGATTTGGGTGACATTGTTGAAGAATATTTGTCATCTAGGTTGTCTTTTTTAAAATTGGGGCGGGCATATATAGGTATATCTAGTAAATTAGCTGTAATTGAGTGTTTTTTGACGCATTCAGACATGGATGTAAAGAAAAAGATATGTTTAGATTTATATCGAGCTGGTCTTTTTGGTTGTGAAAAATATTATGGGAAAGTAGTGTCAGAATTTGATTTGTCCTCATTATTTTTAGATGATCCTTATGCGATTATTGATGCTGCCGGAAAGATAAAAGAAATTGGAATTAAGTGTTATAATGATGATGAGGTTCATTTTTTGAAAGGCGTTTTTTTAAACAGTGCCTTTTATTATAAGTTAAATGATTTGTTTAATTCTTTGTTGGATAGGTTGCACTATGCTAAATAATTTATCGTAAATAAAGTGTAAAATATTAAAATATATTTGACAGGATATATAAAAAATGATATTATTGCGTATAAGTTAAATAAATAATTTTTTAGGAGTTTAGAAATGAAATTAACAGAAATAAAAAAAAGATTAGACAATGATTTTGTCATTGTTCAAAATGTATTCCAGAACGGTGAAAAATATATAAGATTACAGAAAGCAGGCGCTTCTATTAGTGATATACCATCCTTAAAAGTAACATCAAAGCAATTAGAGAATTTGTTAAAGCAAGGTCTTATCTATATTAGTTATTCTTGGGGCTGTGAAGGCTTAGGTGGTGGTTTTTATATTGTGTATTCAAAAGTTATGTGCTCAAAAGTGGTGTAAATGGTTATAGTCAATATTGTTAATATTGATTCATAATAGATTAACGTTGTTGATCTTTTTTTTAAAAGACTATAAAAATAGTCAGATAAGTAAATTTTTTTAATGTTTTTGGAAAGACAACACTATATTTTTTGAACAACAAAAAGAAGGGTCAAAAGCCCTTCTTTATTTAAATTGGGGTGTTTTGGAATGAAAAGAGCTTGGAAAAATAAAGATGGTAAAATAAATTTAAAGTTTTCATCAGAACATAAAAAAGAATTTATGGTTATTCTGGATTTTGTGAAGTCTTTGCCTAACAGAACATTTGACACAAAATTAAAAATATGGACGGTTCCGAACAATCAAACGGTTATAAAAAAAATAAAAGAAGCTGGTTTTGTTTGTGAAGGTTTAGAAGAATCTGTAAGTAACAAATGGCAAGCTTTTAAAATAGATCTCTCTAAATTAGATGGGTTTAGGGATTATCAAAAAGAGGGTGTTAGATTCTTATGTGCAAATAATGGTCATGCGCTATTAGCTGACGATATGGGTATCGGTAAAACTATCCAAGCACTGGGTTATCTTATTCAAAACCCGGATATTAAAAAGGTTTTGATTATTTGTCCTGCGAGCGTAAAAGAAAATTGGAGAAAAGAATTAAAAAAATGGACAGGTCGATCATCAGTGGTTTTAAGTGGTAGATCAGATCACATAAGAGGCGATATAGTAGTAATTAATTATGATATATTATCAGATTATACAGATTCTATTTTAGATTATGGTTTTCAGCAAATTATAGCAGATGAGAGCCATAACATTAAAGAGCCTAGACGTATAAAAACAAAAGCTTTTTGCAAAATAGCTAAAAAAGTTGGTCATGTTATCGCTCTTACAGGTACACCAATCGAAAATAGACCGATTGAGATTTTTACAACGCTTGAAATATTAGATCCCAAAATGTGGTCAAATCGTTTTAATTTTGGCGTGCGATATTGCAACGGAAAAAATAACGGTTTTGGCTGGGTGTTTAATGGTGCTTCAAATATGGATGAATTGCACATATATATATCATCGTATATGCTTAGACGAAAAAAAAGCGAAGTTTTAAAAGATCTTCCTGAGAAAACTCGATCCATTATCTCTATTAAGTTAAGCGATACTGATTTTAAAAAATATAAAGAATTAGAATATACTTTTATGTCTGATAGTGTTATGTGTATGGACTTTTTAGGTGTTTATAATGAATTAACGCTAGCTCTTTTTGATATAAAAAAAGAGATTATATTTAGCTGGTTAGATGATTTTTTAGAGTCCGGCAAAAAAATTGTTATTTTTGCGGTGCATAAAGTAGTTATTAGTGCGTTCATGGAAAAATACGCAGAAAAAATAGTAAAAATAGACGGATCGGTCGATAGTAAAAATCGTCAATCTATTGTTGATTATTTTCAAAATAATGAAAAGGCACAGATTTTCATTGGTAATATAAAAGCGGCTGGGGAGGGGTTGACTTTGACGGCTGCTGATACTGTGCTGTTTATCGAGTTGCCATTAACGCCAGGTAGGCTTTTTCAGGCAGAAGACAGATGCCACAGAATAGGGCAAAAGAATGCAGTTACTGTCTATTACCCATTGGTTGAAAATTCTATTGAAGAGTTTTTATTTAATACTCTTACAACAAAAGAATCGATTGTTAATAATGTAATAGATGGCCTTAATGATGACAGCTCATCAGTGTTGAAAAATTTATTTAATCAATATAAAAATATTAAGGGGTAAAGAATGATTATAAAATATGCTAAAACAGAAATAGATGACCAAAGAGCTATTTATCTTGTAGGTGAAGCTTTAAAAAAGAACATAAAAAAATTAGCATTAAATGTGTAGATTAAATTATGCGGATAGATATAAAAAAATTATTGGACGATCATAATATTGTAAATAAAGATACTGGAAAGAATACGCAAGCGGGTTGGCTTAATATCAATTGCCCGTTCCCTCATGAAAAGGGCTTAGATGAAGGCTTTCATGGTGGTTTTAACCTCGAATCCGATAAATTATATTACAGTTGTTGGATTTGCAAATGGCATCCTCTTGATATTGTTTTGGAAAAATTAGGCATTGACGCTTCATTTTTAAATGCTTATAAATTCCCTAGTATAAAAAAAGATAAAGCCATAATAAAAAGACCATCCCATATTGAAGTTCCGGGTATAAAATCACCTTTATCGCTACATAGAAAATATTTTTTAAAACGTAAATTTGAAATTGATTTTTTGAGTTTAAAATATGATTTGCGTTTTACGGATCACTCAGACGGTTTCTATAAATTCAGGGTTGTTTTCCCAATATATCTTAATCAAAGAATAGTTTCTTATCAATGTAGGGACGTGACTGATCAGCAAGAGGTTCGTTATCTTGCTTGTAAAAAGGATGATGAAATAATCGAGCACAAACACACATTATATAATATAGATAATTGTACACTGAATAAAGTCATTGTCGTTGAGGGTATTTTTGATAATTTAAGATTGGGTGATAATTGTGCAAGTAGCTTTGGAACTGGGTTTACAGATGAACAAATCGCTTTAATAAAAAGTAAAAAATTCAAAAAAGTGTTTATATTGTTCGATAACGAGGATCGAGCACAAAAAGATGCCGAGAAAATGGCTATAAAACTCTCTGATAACGATATAGAAGCCTATATAGTGAATATCCCTTTTGAAGATCCAGCGGTGATGTGTGAAAAAGATGTCATAGCTCTAAAAAGTAAACTTGGTGTGTATTGATTATCGTAAATAAAGTGTAAAATATTAAAATATATTTGACACAGTGTATAAAAAATGATATTGTAGCGTATAAGTTAGATAAATGAGGGGTAAGAAAATGAAAATAACAAAAAATGATCTGCGTGATGGTATATATTATGATGGTGCTTTAATTTGCAATGAAAATTTAAAAATTGATTGTGGTATAATTATAACAGGTTATTTGGATTGTCAAGGTTATTTGGATTGTCGAGGCGATTTGGATTGTCGAGGCAATTTGGTTTGTGGAGGCGATTTGGTTTGTCAAGGCAATTTGTATTGTCGAGGCAATTTGATAATATGACACTGCTAATTTCAACAACATTAGCTTATAAATATATGAAGTAGGAGGATAAAATAACATGGTTT